CCTGACTGAATGAAAGGTAGAGTGAAGTCAGAAGAGTATGCGACAGCGTCAAAGTTGTTGTCAGCTCAAAAGACCGCACTAGCTAAGTATTCAAGCGAAGTAAATAAAGCAGCTGAAGAATTTAGAAGAAAACAACAACAACTCGAGAAAGAGAAGGAGTTGTCGCTGTCTGTCGCGATGGAAAATACTTTAGTCTTTATTATGAACTTAAATGTAAATCACCTATCCTTGGAATATCAAATTCGCTACATAAGATCTGGTTACATAGAAAACGAAGATGAAAGGAAGAAGGAGCGTCGAGAGATAGATATAAAATTGAGAGAACTCCAAGAAGTCGCATTGGCACAATACTTAGACGGTAGATTCGATAAATCAAATTTTCCTCTAAGAATGTAGCTTCCCTCTTTGCCTTCGACAAAGACCGTTTCAATGATTTTCTGCAGTACTGGAGAGTAGATAGGGCGATGACTAGATTATTCAGTTTTGGCAAGGGATCGACCTTGTGGGACAGTCGTCGCTTTGTTAGAAATGTACAACTCAAAAGTCCATTGAAGTCTTGGTTAGCTATTTTGGCAGGGGGTGCTCTCAAAATTGACGACAAATTCACAATACCAAAGGGCTGACGTTTGAGTCGAGTATGATATTTACCGTACTCAGCGCTTTTCACGGCTTACAACAAACGCCTAGATTTAAAATGACTTCCTTTCGATGGGTGCTCTAGACTCGATTTACAAAATTTTAAAGGAGCATTTATGCCAGAAAATGAGGTATGTAAATTAGTGGGGTTCTTGGATTTCAAAGTTTCTTCCATGCGGACTCGGTTTTGAGGGTCCGTACAATGAGTTCAAGAATTTCTACGATCGACAAAATGGGCGGAAATCGTACCACACACGTGATTGTTCAGTGATAAGGCAATGGTGGGGGGTGGGTTTTCTTCAATAGCATTTAATTTGAAACAGATGGCATGCCCTCCTGAGAGTAAATTTACTTATGAGGAGATGAGCGAAGCGATAGCTAAAAGAATTGATAAACTGAAACTACCAGCTATTGGTGATATAAAATCTTTGGATATAAATAAAGTTAGACTGAATAAAGATGCCTACCCTGGTTTTGTGAGTGATATGTCCAGTGGGTCGACTAGAGGGGCGACAGCCTTATATTCAAGTGCGATAGCTAGATATCAAATTCGCAAGATATTCGCGAATAAGAAAACTTCTATGGATATTTGAAAATTTGGAGTTAAGCCGAAAGCTAACAAGCTTACTAGAGAAGACAAAGAGCTGAAGGCTCGTCCAATTGCTTTATGTGATGACACTTTGGTTCGTGTGGGCGGTTTTGTCGCTCAGACGATTACTGATCTTTTAGGATTTTGTCCTAGATCAGAAATCTTCTTAGGAAGATCTTTAGATGGAGAAGACTTTAAGTTTATAGAAGAGAAATTTGTTAAACCTGGTAGGATCTTCGCTTGTCCCGACTTTTCACAATATGATAATTATAATTATGAAGAGATTATGGTTTGTGCGTGTGGTATTCTTGAACAATTATTTACTCGAAACGAAGCTTGTAAGAATTACTTTTATTATATAGCAAGCTCTGTCGTTGATAAACACGTAATAGTTGAACCGGGCGTTCTTTACAAACTCATGAAGGGATTACCATCTGGGCATCCATTTACATCACTTATTAATACATTGTGTAATTGAATTATATGGACTACTGCATTTGACAATATCTATCGAAAACATGGCAAAGTCCTTGATGATGATTTTAACTTGATTTGCTTTGGTGATGATACCCTATTAAGTTATCCTGATTGGATTGACTCATCTGAAGTAAATTATGAGCTGAAGCGGTCCGGGATGAAGATCGACCCGATCGAGGATACTATATTGCCATTTTATACAACTGCGACTACAAGAGGGGTTCACTTCTTAAGGCGTCAATTTTGTTTGGATGGTATGAGTTGCTGAGACGGAGAATATATTATCGATCGGCTATCATATATAGAAAATTGTAAAGAAAATGAGCACTTTTCGTCTTTAAGGGCATCTAACTATCTCGTCGCGGGATCTGGTTCTAACTTGACTACACATCTCCTATATGATTTTGTTGAGTGATGCACTGATCGAGTATTTAGTAAAGAACGATCAGATCCATATTTTAAGAAGTTATCAGACGAAATGCTCGAACAACAATATAACGACAATGTTTTAAGAATCGATACAACGAAAAGTCACAGATCATTTGCATTATGGCAAGACTTAGGAGTTAACGTTAAGAGTGTTGTGTATCTCAATCCTCCCCGAAACTCAGACTCAGTTAGTCAGATAAGGGGATTAAAATTCTTTCAACATGTAATACGAAATAGATTCCCACCTCCACAGCTAGAAATTTTAATCAAGAAGACCGGAATGTTTAGAAAAGATTGTTTAAGGATCAGAATTGGGACGGCCCGTTATGTTATCTATCGGCCGCCTTGTGACG